AGACCGATGGGCGCTTAACTTTACTTCGGACGAGCCGTAAGGAATCCGAGCAATGGACACAGAAAACACCGGCAAACTGCCGAAAACTGCCAAGCGGCCACAGCCCAAGGGCGGAAGCCGCAAGGGCATCCCGAACAAGAACACCGGGCTGATCCGCGAAATGATCGCAAAGGCCCTGGATCAGGCTGGCGGGGTGGAGTACCTGGTTGACTGCGCTCACGACCCGCGTAGCAAGTCGGCTTTCCTTGGATTGATTGGCAAGGTGATGCCGGTGCAGGTTGAGGCGGATGTGAACGCCAATGTGAACGGATCGATTGAGGTGCGCTTCGTCAAGCCATGAACGTCGAGTTCCCGGACAAGCTGGCCTTCCTGTTCAAGCCATCCCGGTACAAGTGCGCCTACGGTGGGCGCGGTTCGGGGAAGTCTTGGGGATTCGCTAGAGCGCTGCTCCTTGAGGGCGTGCAAAAGCCATTGCGCGTGCTGTGTACCCGTGAGGTGCAGAAGTCGCTAGCCGACTCGGTGCATAAGCTGTTGAGCGACCAGATAGAAGCCATGGGCTTGTCCCGCTTCTACGAGGTGCAGCAAACAGTCATCCGGGGCAAGAACGGGACAGAGTTCACCTTCGCAGGCTTGCAGAGCCACACAGTGGACTCGATCAAGTCCTATGAGGGCGTTGATAGGGTGTGGGTGGAAGAAGCCCACGCGGTGAGCAAGACCTCATGGAATGTCCTGTTGCCCACGATCCGCAAGCCAGGGTCAGAGATTTGGGTGACGTTCAACCCGCAGTTGGACACAGACGAAACCTATGTGCGTTTCGTCAAGAGCCCGCCGCCTGATTGCATCTCAATCCTGATGAACTACACGGACAACCCGTGGTTCCCGGATGTGCTGGAGGCTGAGCGAGTCCACGCAGAGAACACGATGAAGCCCGAGGAATACGGGCATATCTGGGAAGGCCGTTGTATGCCAGCGGTGGAGGGTGCTATCTACTTCGATGAAGTGGCCGGAGCCGAGAGCAAGGGCCGCATCCGTGAGGTGCCATACGACCCGCTGCTGAAGGTGCATGGGGTGTGGGATTTGGGATGGAATGACAGCATGTCGATCATCCTTGTTCAGCGGTCAGCGTCTGAGATTCGGGTGATTGACTACATCGAGGACTCGCACCGCACGCTGAGCGACTACGCCCAGGACTTGAAGGCGAAGGGCCTCAATTGGGGCAACCAGTATCTGCCGCATGACGGGTACACGAAGGACTTCAAGACCGGCAAGAGCGCGCAGGAGATCCTGGCAGCGATGGGGCTGTCAGTGCCAGGTGACACGCAGAACCCTGGCATCCCACGAATGGACATTGAATCCGGCATCAAGGCCGCGCGCGAGGTGTTCCCGCGCATCTACTTTGACAAAGACAAAACCGGGCGCTTGGTGGAGTGCTTGAAGCGCTACCGCAGGCACATCAACCAGCAGACCAGAGAGCCAGGCCAGCCACTGCACGACGCATACAGCCATGGTGCGGACGCATTCCGCTACTTGGCGTTGGTGGCTGACCAGTTGAGCAACGACGAATGGGGCGGAGCGATCCGCTATCAAAAGCTGAGCTACGCATAGACACACAGGCACATGAAATACAGCAAACCCGAACTTACCGCCATCCTGGAAAAGGAGCTGCGGCAGTCACTGGGTGCGCCCGGAACGGAGATCAGCCGCATCCGTCTGCGCAATCTCCAGTACTACAAAGCCGAAGCAACGGGCGAACTTGCCGCCCCTGACATTCCAGACCGCTCCAGCATCGTTTCGTCCGATGTTGCCGACACGGTGAACTGGATGCTTCCGTCGCTCCTGCGCCCGTTTGTGCAGTCTCAGGACGCCATGGAGTGCGATCCATCCAAGCCTGAGTACGCAGAGCAGGCCAAGATCGCTGGCGAGTACCTGAAGGTGCTGTTTTGGAAGCGCAATCGCGGGTTCAACTTCCTGCACCAGTGGTTCTTGGATGGGTTGATTCAGAAGGTCGGCTTTGGCAAGGTCTTTTGGGAAGAGTACGAAGAAGACGCCGAGGAAAGCTACCAGGGCCTGGTGCCTGAGCAGGTCGAGGAGCTGCTGAAAGACTCTGATGTGGAGCCTGTCAGCCAGGAATCGCGCGAGATCATGGTGGAAGGCCAGCCGCTGGAGGTGTGGGACATCACCGTCAAGCGCGTGGGGAAGAAGGGCCGCTGTCGTGTGATGGGTTGCCCGCCTGAGGAAATGCGCGTGCATCCCCGTTCGCGTTACGGCGAGCCGCTGACCTTCATCGCGCACCAGTTCTACAAGACCCGCGCAGAGCTGGAGGCTGATGACTACGATCTGACCAATGTAGCCGCCGAGGATGGCTGGCACATGGAGCAGATCGAACGTGCTGCGACGCAAACGCCGTGGTTCTTCGATCAGTCTGACGGGGAGCTGGAGCGCTACCTGTGCTCTGAGTGCTACATCAAGCTGGATCAGGACAACGACGGCATCCCGGAATGGCGCAGGGTGTTCATGATCGGGCAGACGATCAAAGAGGATGAGAAGGTCGATGACCATCCGTTTGTCTTCTTCTGCCCCAACCCGATGCCGCATGTGTTCTTCGGTGAATGCCCGGCGGATCAGGCCCTCCAGCCTCAACGCCTGCGCACATCGCTGATGCGTGCGGTGGCCGACAACGTGTATCTGTCGGTCAACCAGCGTACTGGGATTGTCGAAGGTCAAGTCAACCTCGATGACCTGCTGAACAACCGCCCGGGCGGCGTGGTGCGCATGAAGTCTCTGAACGCCCTGCAGCCCATCCCGCAAGGTGGCCTCGATCAGAGCGCCTGGCAGTTTGTGGAGTGGGGTGAGCAGTGGCGCGAACAACGCACCGGCTTCACGCGCTACTCGCAAGGCCTGTCTCCTGATGCATTGAACCCAACGGCAACGGGTGTTTCTCTGATCACCGAGAAGGCCGACCAGCGCATGGAACTGATGGCCCGCGTGGCCGCTGAGTCCGTGCGCCAGTTGTTTGAAAAGATGATGAAGTGCGTCTGCCGCTACCAGAACAAGGCCGAGCAGGTCGAATTGTTCAAGCAGTGGATGACCATCGACCCCCGCGAATGGGTGGATGGATACCACATTCACATCAATGTGGGTCTGGGTACTGGGTCGAAGGACAAGCTCAGCGCCGTCATGTCGCAGATTTACCAGATGCAAGGCCCGTTGGTGCAAGGTGGTGCGATTCCCCCTCAAGCCGCGATCATGGCCGCACGGAAGTTCGCAGAAGGCGCCGGGATCACGACGCCAGAGCAGTATTTCCCAGATGCCCAACCTCCTAAGCAGCCGCCACCGCCACCGCAAGTGATGATCAAGCAGATGGAACTGCAGGCCGATGCGCAGAAGTTCCAAGCCGAGTCTCAATTGACCATGCAGCGCGAATCCTTGCAGGCCGAGGCCAAGCAGCGCGAGACGCAAATGCAACTGGAGCTGCAGGCGGCGAACGACCAACGCGACGCAGAGCGCGAACTGATGAAGGCGCAGTACGAAGCCCAGTTGGCCGCGCAGCAGTTGGAGCTGGATCGCTACAAGACCGACGCCGACAACCGCACCAAGATCGAGGTGGCGTTGATCAACCAGCAGGGCAGGGCGCAACAGAGCTTCACCAATGACCGACCTTGAACAAATCCACCGGGCCTCTCACGCGCAAGCATTGAAGGACAACCCGGTACTCGCAGAGGCACTAGACGCATGGAAAACGGACTTGATGAAAGCGTGGGAGCAATCCCCAGCCCGCGACGCGGAAGGCCGAGAAAAGCTGTTCCTGATGGTGCACGCAGCGGAGAAGTTCAAGACCTACGTGGAGGCGATGGTGGACAGCGGGAAGCTGCTGACCAACCAGTCAATCGCCTCGTCGAGTTCTCCCGGCTGGCTGAACTGGCTGAAGCGCTGAGCAATCGCGGCCAGATCGTGACGCAGATTCACACCAAGGGTCAGGGCCAGGAGTGGAGTTTCTGGGGTGTGGGGTGCCATGTGCACTCACATTCCGATGTGGATTGCGTCGTCACCACTGACGGCAAGCGCCACATGATTACCGGCTGAACCGCACCCAGCCGATAGAGCCGCCTCCGGGCGGCTTTTTCATTGGTGCAAGGGCATCGTCGAGAGACGACCCCAGGGGTAGTAATGAGTGATGAAAACAGCAGTGCTGTAGAGGCACCGAGCACGTTTGATTCAGTCTCTGACGCAGTGGCAGAACTCGACCGCCGAGACGCGGCCCGGGCAGAAGCCAAGGCACAAGAGAAAGCGGCACGCGCCGCAAGCATGGAGCACAGTGAGGCGCGCGAAACGCCAGCCACCGATGCGCCAGAGCCTGATCCCGAGCCGGATGAGCCGGAAGCGGACCATGACGCATCGGACGAAGTAGCGACCGACGACGAAGATCAAAACGAGCCAGAAGAACGCGCCATCGTCAATCTTGACGGTAAAGAGATCGAGATTCCGAAAGGAACGCCTCGGGCTCTTGTGGAAGCGGTGAAAAAGCTCGAAAGCGACTTCCGCGCGGACTACACCCGCAAAACCCAAGAAGTAGCCGCAGAGCGCCAGCAGGTTCACGCTGACTATCAGCAGACCGCACAACTCTCGCAGCAACTTCAACAGACGCAAGCCGTGTTGGCCCAGTTCTACCAGCAGTCGATTGGTGAACCGCCTTCATTGGAGGTTGCGCAGACTGACCCGCAGCGCTATCTGATCGAGCGGGAATTGCACGCCCAACGGGTGCAGCAGTTCCAGCAGTTGATGGGCCACGGGCAGCAGCTCAGCGCGCACCAGCAAGCCCTGGCGCAGCAACAGATGCAACAGCAACTGGCCGCTGAGTATGAAAAGGCCGCAAAGGCCCTCCCCGAGTTTGCCGACCCTGCAAAGCGTGCACAGCTTTCGCAGCGACTGTCTGGAGTTCTCCAGAAGTACGGCATGACCGGGCAGGAGCTGGGCACCGTCACGGATCACCGCGTCCTGTTGATGTTGCGCGACCTGGAGAAGTTTCACGGACGCCAGCAAGCCGCTGGAACCGTGCGCGAGAAGCTGGCAAACGTCCCCCCAAAGACGCAGAAGCCAGGCACAGCAACCCAAGACGGCGGGCGCAGCGCGAAAGCGGCGCAGGCCAAGTCCCAATTCATGAAGTCGGGCCGATCCATGCGTGATGTGGCCCGTTACCTCGCTCAATCGCAGGAGTAATCAACATGCCAGCAAATGCATTCCTGACCACCGCGACCATCGGTAGCCGCGAAGACCTGGTCGATATCATCTACAACACCGCCCCCACCGACACGCCGCTGATCTCTGCCATCGACAAGGTCAAGGCCACCGCCGTGACCCACGAATGGCAGCGTGACATACTGGCTACCCCGGCCAACAACGCCGTGGCAGAAGGTGCGGACGCTACCTACACCGCCATCACGCCGACTCAGCGCCTGTCCAACCAGACGCAGATCAGCCGCAAGACGTTCTCCATCTCCGACACGCAAGAGCGTGTGTCCAAGGCGGGCCGCAAGTCGGAAATCCGCTACCAGACCATCAAGCAGGGCAAGGAACTGCGCAAAGACATGGAGCTGGCGCTGATCGAAAACCCCACGCAGGCCACTGGCGCAACCCGTCAGACTCGCGGCCTGCGCGGTTGGCTGGTGACCGGTGGCTCGTTCGGTGCTGGTGGTGCAAACCCCAACTTCGGCACCAACACCGCCCCCACGGACGGCACGCTGCGGACCTTCACCGAAGCCCTGATGCGCTCTGCAGCCCTGTCGGCCTACACCAACGGCGGCAACATCTCCATGCTGATGGTGCACCCCTCCATCAAGCAGAACATCTCGGCCACCTTCACCGGTGCCGGTACGAAGTTCAACAAGGGCGAAACCAAGCAGCTCAACACCGCTTGGGACGTGATCAAGACCGACTTCGGTGACTTGGACATTGTCCCCAACCGTGTGATGCAGCGCACCCGCGAGGCGTACTACATCGACCCCGATCTGGTCGCCCTGGCCGTCCTGCGTGACATGGAAGACCAGGAACTGGCCCGCATCGGCTCGGCCCGCAACTTCATGATCGAAAGCGAATACGCGCTGGAAGTCCGTGAAGAACGCGGCATGGCTTGCACCCGCGATATCCAGTAATCGCCAACCACTGAATAGCCCTCCAGGGGAAACCTTGGGGGGCTTTTTCTATGACCGTACAGACCTTCTACAAAGAAGAGGGCGACCAGCTCGTCATTACTCGCGCGCAGAACGTGGGCGCGATTGTGGACAGGAACAAAGCCTTGTCCAACGAAGGCTTCACCGGGCGCCCAGATGCCCGCGTAGTGGCCTCCATTCCTCCAGTGGTGATTGAGCACTACTGCAACGTCAAGGGCATCACGCTGCATCAGTGGATGACCGATCCAGAAGTCCGCAGGCGATTTCTGAACGACCCCGATTACGCCGACCTCCGCATTTGGAAGGGCAAAGTATGAAACGCGAAGACGTCATCACCATCGCCGCGAACGGTACGACCGTCACCACTGGCGCTGCCTCGGCTGCGGTGCCTGTCCCGGTCAACTCCGCAGGCACCAAACCCCTGTACGTGCGCATCGCTGCCACGACGGCTAGCTATGTGCAGATGGGCAGCGCATCTGTCGCGGCAACAGCGAACAGCCTGCTTGTGCAGCCTCTCGACAGCCTGATCCTTGCCGTTGGTGGGCACACACACATCGCGCACATCCAAGAAACTGTGTCTGGCAATGTCAACATCATGCCGCTTGAGGACTTCTGACCATGGCGATGACCTGGCGGCAGATCAAGGACGCTGTGGCGGCTTACTCGCACCGCGCAGACCTTGAGGCCCTCATGCCGACTTTTCTGGAACTGGCAGAGCAGCGCATCTACGCCGGGGCCTCGGAGGGTGATGTTCCCCCACTGCGGCTGTCGCCCATGATGACCGTGGTCAACCCTGCGTCATCGACCCTGCCCGCTGATTTCCTCGAAATGAAGCGCGTCAGCGTGGTCATGTCGCCCACGTACAAAAAGCCGCTGGACTTCAAGCCGCTGGAAAACATGGGCGAGCAGGAGCTTGCTTCTGGTTCTCCGTCGTTCTTCTCGCTGCGCGGTAACTCGCTGGTGTTCTCTCCTACGTTCTCCCAGGACGTGGAAATCACCTATTACGCCAAGTTCACCGCCCTGGTGAATGACTCAGACAGCAACTGGCTGACCAACTACGCATCGTCTGTCTACATAGCCGCCATGTTGGTTGAGGTGGGCTATTACACGCAAGACGACAACCTGACGCAGCGTGAGCTGGCCCGCTTTGCCTCGGTGATGAACAGCCTGCAAGCACAGGACGATGGCAACAAGCATTCCGGCGCACAGCTTCGGATCATGCAAGACGCCCGGAGGCTCATCTAATGACCATCGAAACCGCTCTGTACCCCACCCAACTGAATGCAACACTGCCGCCGCAGTCTGACATTGTGCGCGAGGGTGCGGGACACTTGCGCTTGCTCAAGACGGTGGTGAAAACCACATTCCCGAACCTGGGCGGTGCTTGGAATGCCACGCAGACCGAGGCGAATTACATCGTTGGCGTCACCAGCCCGATTCAGGCGCAGATCAATAGCAAGGGCGCTATCACCGGCCAAACATGGACTGGTGCCCATGTGTTCAGCGGCACGGCTGCTGTGCCTACCCTGGCGCAAGGCACCAACACCACAGGCGCGGCCTCTACAGCATTTGTGCAGACTGAGTGGGCGACACGCCTGCCCAACTACACTGCCCCCATCACGGCCAGCAGCACCGAAGTGAATCACTTGGTTGGCGTGACGTCTGGTGTACAGAGCCAGATCAATGCCAAAGGTGCGATTGCTGGGCAGACATGGACTGGCACGCATTCATTCCCAAGTACCACTACAGTCGGCCCGCTGACGCCAGCGATTCAGGGCTACTTGTCCACAGCCACCAGCGATGTGCAGGCGCAGATCAATAGCAAGGCGGCAAAGGCTGGAGACACCTACACAGGCACGCACAATTTCACGGGTGGCGCTCTCAAGGCTCCAACGATGACGGCAGGCACGGCGACCACCGACGTGGCCACGACAGCGTTTGTGGCGTCTGCGGCGTTTTCCACCGCTCTGCCAGGACAAACGGGCAACGCGGGCAAGGTGATCTCCACAGATGGCACAAATGCTAGCTGGGTGCAGCCTGTATTTCTCACACCCTACGCAAACACCGCCACAGCCACTACCGCCGTGCCGTATGGCCGTTACCGCCTCACAGCATCGCTAGACCTGACCCTGCCCGCTTCGCCAGCCGATGGTGTGTGGGTGGATGTAGTGAATACCAGTGGCACTACCACTGCGCGGATTTTGCGAAACGCGCAGAACATTAACGGGCTCGCGGAGGATTTGACGATTGACGCAAATTACGCGGCCTTCCGGCTGGTTTATCGCACCGGTTATGGCTGGTTTACTGTTTAAGGAAAGCTGAGAATGTCGAACCTATCTCAATTCGCCGCTGGCGGTGACCCGCAATATTGGGTCAGCGGCACCACCTACGCACTCGGTAAAACCGTCCGCAGCCCAATCGACCACCAGCGTTATGTGCGCGTGGTGGCTGGCGCTGGAACAACAGACCCGGCCAATGATGCGACCAACTGGCGGCCAGACGGTGGGCTAGCGATTAAGTCAATTCAGCGCGGCCAAATAACAATTCCTCAAGCTGGAAGCCCTCTGACGGCCACGGCCACAATTTCCGCAGTCAATACCGCAAAATCGGATTTAACGCTGCTTGGGTGGTCTGTTAGTAACGGGGACATACGTGCTGCGCCGCGCCTTGAGCTCACCAATTCAACGACCATAACTGTGACGCGCGTTAGCGCTGGCGCACCCGACGCAACCACCGCCGCTTGGCAACTTGTGGAGTATTACTGATGCCTTATTACGCACAGCTTAACGACGACGGTGTTTGCACCAGTGTCACAGAGACACACAGTCCACTGCCTGCGACTGCAGGCATCATTGAACTGGACGGGTTCCGTTCAGAATGCGTTGGCAAGCTGCACGATGCCCAGGCGAGCGCGGCTGCGGGTGTTCCGGTGTTTGTTGACGCACCAGCGCAGCCACTTGGTGACTCTCCACGCCGCATCTCCAAGCTGGCCTTCCGCAACCGTTTCACCAAAGCGGAAAAAGCCGGGATCGAGTTCGCAGCCTTGGACGACCCAACCGCTCCCATCACCCAGCGCCAGCAAGCGGCCGCACTGCGGGCTGACCTCAAAGACCAAGAGCAGGCCACCTTCATCGACTTGGACGACGAAGACACCCGCACGGGCGTCCTGACGTTGGAGGCAGTGGGGCTGATCGCCGCTGGACGTGCTGTCGAAATCCTCGACACACCCGTGCAGGACAAGGAACGCTTCACGGGCTGATCCATCACGCTGACACCTCATGATCAAAACCATTCAGCTACTCGGCCAAGTCGGCATCAACAAAGACACCCAAGCCCAAGAACTGCCGGAAAACGCATGGTCAGACGGTGCAAACGTGCGCTTTCGCAATGGCGCACTCGAGCGCATGAAGGGTGAGCAACAGGTGTTTGGCGCGACAACAGTCGTCCCGTACTTCGTGATCGCCTACTACACCGCAGGCAAGCGATATTGGATTCACGCGGGCCTGGGTAAGGTCTTTGCCGACGATGGAACGACGCGCACGGAAATCACGCCAGCAACACCCCCAGGTGGTGGCATTGATGACCGCTGGACGGGTGGTGTGTTGAATGGCGTGCTGGTGCTGAACAACGGCGTCAATAACCCGTATTTCTGGGCTGGCACAGGCGTGCTCGCTCCTCTTACTGGATGGCCCGCAAGCACGTCAGCAAAGTCCATCCGGCCATTCAAAAACGTGCTGGTGGCGCTCAACGTGACCAAGAGTGGCACGAACTACGCCCACATGGTCAAGTGGTCTGATGCGGCGGCTCCCGGCTCTGTTCCTAGCAGTTGGGACATCGCCGACAAAACCAAGCTGGCCGGAGAACTGGAGTTGGCCGAAGACCCGAGCCTGATGGTAGATCAGCTCCCCTGGGGTGATGTGAACATCATCTACAAGGAAAATTCGATGTACGCCATGTCCGCCACTGGTGGCGATGACGTATTCCGGTTCACCCGCCTGCCAGGTAGTGTGGGCCTGCTGGCTGCGGGGTGCGTGGCATCCACCCCTTACGGCCATGTGGTGCTGACCCATGGCGACGTCATCATCCATGCAGGGCAGGGGCCGCAGTCGATCATCAACGGCACGATGCGGCGCTGGCTGTTCCGCAACATCGACACCGACACGCGCAACCGCTCGTTTGTGGTGGCGAACCCTCAGTCAAAAGAGGTGTGGATCTGCTTCCCGGAACTGGGGCAGACGGTGTGCACCCAGGCGGCGGTGTGGAACTGGGAAGACAAGACGTGGAGCATTCGCAGGCTCAACAACCTGACCTACGGCGCTACAGGGCAACTGGCACCGTCTGCAACCAGCAAGTGGAATGACCAGAACTTTGCATGGGATGACGCTGTGTCGGCGTGGTCGGAGGATGAACTCTCCCCCGCTCAAGAGCGCCTATTGGTCTGCTCACAGTCTCAGACGGTATCGGCTGCAGACGTGACTGGCACGGTGAACGGCGCGGCCTACACCAGCTTCGCACAGCGCGACGGGATTACCCTGGGCGACGCATCGGCGGTGAAGACCATCCGGGGCCTGCGCATCCGTGCAGAGGCATCGTTGGGAACCAAGATTCAGGTGGAGGTCGGCGGCTCGATGAACCCTGACGCCAACTCTGTCACATGGTCGCCACCGGTGATCTACGAGGTGGGGGTGACTCCATACAACCAAGTGGACACATTCGCAACGGGTCGATTCTTGTCCTGGAGACTTACTTCATTGGACAACCAGCCCTGGCGTATGACTTCGCTGGACGTTGATTTCGTTGGAGCGGGGAGGTACTGATGTACAGGCCGCGCAACGTGCCTCCTGATCCAAAGGACATACCGCAGTTTCTGGATCAAGAGTTGAGAAACATCGCACAGGGGCAAGTCGCCCCTGTTTTTGTTTTAGCCCTCGCTGTATCGCACAAAGCTCCCGACAAGGTGGCTGATGGCTATGTGGTACTTGCAGACGGAACGGATTGGAACCCAGGCTCTGGCGCTGGGGTGTATTGCTACCGCGCCGGGGCATGGCGCTTTTTGGGATAGGAGGCCGCGATGGCTGTGGACAATTACCTCTATCGGTACTCTGACGGCACTACGGGCAATAGCCCGTACCGCAGAGACGCCAGCGGCAACATCATTTTGAACTCTTCTGGGGGGATCGCAGACGAGGGCACATTTCTGGGCCGATCGATGGCAGACGGCTCTGTCAATCAATCCCCCATGGGCAACGTCACGGCTGACGGGCGTGTGAATACCTATGGTGGCTACAGCACCACCGCAGACAACTACTACAGCAACGCAAATGAGGCAGCTTGGGGACGGCCCTCCAACGTTGGTTCCAGGCCTGCCAACGGCTACGGCTACACAAGTGTTCCGCAAGATACGGTGCAAGTAAACACCAAGCCCTTGCAGGTCGGCGGCGGCGCAGCTTTCGGCGGAACTTCGTCTGGTGTTGACTATGGCAGCACTAGGCCCATGCAATCTGGCGGTGGTTTGCCTAGTGCCTCTCCAGCAGGTTCGATTTCCAGCTACACCGCAGGGCAAAACCCCTACCTGCAACAGATGGGCGACGCCCTGGTGCAGCAGAACACGCAGAACCTGCAACGCAACGTACTGCCTCGGATTGGGTCTGCCGCAATGGCTGCGGGGGGTTACGGCGGTTCGCGTCAAGGTGTGGTGGAGTCCAACGCCATCAGCGACTTGAACACCGCCAACGCGAACGGGCTGGCAAGCCTGTACGGCGGGGCTTACAACACCAATTTGCAATACGACCTTGGCCGACGCAACAACGACCTGGGCCGACGCTCGCAAGACCAGAGCTACGACCTGGGCCGACGCAACAACGACCTGGGTTACTTCGGTGCGGCCAACTCCTACAACCTTGGCATGGGCAATCTGGGCTTGGGCTATGCCGGTTTGGATCGCCAGATCGCCAACGACAACATGAGTTGGGGCCAGCAGGGCTACAACAACAACATGGGGTTGTGGGGCCAGTTGATGAACAACAATCAGGTTGGCATCGGCGCAGGCACCAACATCCAGAACGCCCCGCAGGGCTACTGGCAGCAGTTCGGCAACCAGTACAACTCCATTGGTCAGGGTTACGGCACGCAGACGTCAAACGGCGGCGGTGGCAATCCGATCATGGGTGCGCTGGGTGGTGCGAAGCTTGGCAGCCAAGTTGCCAACTGGTGGAACGGCGGCGGCAGCGGTAACGCAACCACAGCGACTGGTTACGGGAATGGAACCATGTCCGATCTGCAAGGCTACGGCGTCTTCTGATGACTGAGATTCAGCCCACTGAAACAGTGCGCGCGAAGGTGGAGAAGTTGGAGGAATCCATGCTCAATCTCCCGCAAGTCCACTGCCCCATCCGGCACCACTTCGCGCCCGGAGTTTACGCACGCGAGATAACCATCCCCAAGGACACTGTACTGATTGGCGTGGTTCACAAGCGTGACAACTTGGTGGTCTTGTCGGCTGGCAAGTTGCGGCTGGTGACTGCCGAGGGTTTCACGGACATTTGCGCACCTCACACGATGCTGTGCAAAGCTGGCTCCAAAAACGCCGCTGTGGCGCTTGAGGATGCAGTGTGGACAAACTTTTTTGCCACCGAAGAAACCGACCCAGACAAGCTGGTTGAGCTTTTGACGTACTCAAAGGCCGATGAGCTATTGGGCGGTGCAAATAACAAGCAACTAGCTGCACAGGCAGCGCTAAAAGGAGACCAAGCATGTCATTTGGAGCAGTAGCAGCATCAGTTGCAGGCGCAGCAGTGGGCGGGCTGATGAGCGACGGTGGCGGTGGAGGCCAGCAGGCCACGAAAGACCCTTGGGGGCCAGCCATCAAGCCTCTCCAAAACAGCCTCACTACCGGCCAAGCGCTGGAGAACTACTACCAGCAAAACCCGTTCAATCCGCTGCAGCAGGTTGGCTACCAAAACCTGTATGCAGACCTGGACAACTTCCGCAACGTCATGGCCCCACAGGCTATGGCGTTCAACAACCGGATGATGAACACCAACTACCAGCGCAAGCCCGCAGGCACTGAGCTAGGCGGTGCTTTCATGCCGATCAACGCATCGCAGTTCCTACCCCCCGAGCAGCGCCAGCCGCAGGGCGGTATGGGTGGCGGCATGGGGCCTGGCATCAGCATGGGCGGCGGTATGCCGGGAGTGCCCGGGGCGATGAGTCAGGGCGGCGGCCTGGCTGGCGTCATGAATGGCCTGGGCGGCAGCGAGATGGGCTACAACAAACCCATGCTGCTCAGCGATTCCGGCCGCACCAAAGACGGCACCCCCGAAGCGGGCCAGAACAAGCCCATGCAGGTCACCAACGCAGGGCTGCTCAGCGGCGGTGAGCCATTCGGCATGTCAGTGCTGGCCCCCAACAGCATGAGCTACGGCCTCTTGAATTGGCAAGAGCTGAACCCGTTCACCGCTACAAACGGCATCCCCAAGACACCGCCCAAAGACCCGAACGAAAAGACTCCAGAAGAGCTTTTGGCAGAGGAAATGGCACGCCGTGAACGTGACCGACTGACAAACTACGGGGGGGCGTAATGGCTGGACTTCTCGACTCGATTTTCAACACCCAAGAGGGCCGCATGGGGCTGGGCCTGCTGGCATTGGGTCAGGCTCCACGCTCACAAGCCATGCCGGGGTTGTTGAGCCTCATGAACTCGATGGACGTTGCAGAGCAGCGCAAAGCAGAAACGGCTTGGGCCAACACGCAGCGCGAACGCCAGCAAAAGGAGTGGGATGCAAAAGATGCATCTGCTGCTCGTGCGGCTCAAATCCAATCGGCCATTCCTGGTTTGTTTGGCAAGACCACGCAAGGCTCTGTCTCTATCCCCGAAGTGAACGGCGTCCCATTCGTTTCGCAAGGCGCGCAGGTTACCCAGCCAAGCATGCGCTCCGGGGGATTCAACGTGCAAGAGGCTTTGCGTCTTGGTTTGACGCCAAAGCAAATCCAAGAGTATTCAGACTTGGAGAACGTTGGACGCCAGGAAGTTGCACGCACTGTGGAAGGTATGGAGAACGGTCGCCCTGTCACTCTGCAATACGACAAGTACGGCCAGCCGGTAGGCCGTGGCGTTGAACAATGGAAGGCTCCTGTCCAAGTCAATCGCGGGGATCGGGTGGACTTTGTTTCCCCGGTCACTATGCAGCAGCAGGGCTCTTTCGGCGTCAACATGTCGCCATCCGAGCGTGATGCTGCGGCGCGCGGCTGGGCGGGTCAAGCTCTGTCGCGCGAGAAGTTCAATGCCGAACAGCAGCAAGGCGGCAAGCCAACATTCAATGCAGACGCTGGCGGCTTCATCTACCCACCATCGGCAAGCAATCCGCAAGGCGCTGTGGTGCCCTTGTCTGGCTTCCAAAAGCCGCTGAACGATGTGCAAGCCAAGGCGCAACTGTTCGGTACGCGGATGCAAGAGGCAGACAAGATCATGGGGCAGCTTGAGGCTGCCGGGAAAAGCTATTCCACCCCCGGCGCAAATTTGCCAATCGTGGGCCGGGCAGTGAACATGCTGAACACTGAGCAAGGCCAGATGCTGGACCAAGCCAAGCGCGACTTCACAAACGCTGTTTTGCGTCGTGAGTCTGGAGCGGCAATCGCCCAATCTGAGTTTGATAGCGCCGACAAGCAGTATTTCCCGCAGATTGGCGACAGCGACAAGGTGATTGCCCAAAAGGCAAGGGCGCGTCAAATCGCTATTCAGGGTGTGCTGGCCGAAGTGCCAAAGGGCACAAAGCCGCTCAATGTGGATGGCCCCAAAGGCGCACAGCAGGCCCAGGCAAAGCAGATCGTGAAGCAGGGCATGTACGGCGGGCGCAAGGTCGTTCAATACGCAGACGGGACGGTAGACTATGCCGATTGATCCACGCATGGTGAAGTGGGATGAAGCGCCACAAAGCGCCCAAGCCCAAGGTGCGCCCAAAATTGACCCGCGCATGGTCAAGTGGCAAGACGTTCAGCAGCCATCCTACGACCCAACCGAAGGCATGAGCACGTTTGAGAAACTTGCCGCAGGCACTGGAAAGGCTGTGGTTGATACGCTGCGTGGCGCTGGGCAGTGGGTGGGCTTGGCCGACCGCAAAGACGTGGAAGAAGCCCGCGCCCGCGATGCCGCCTTGATGAAAACAACAGCGGGCAAGATTGGCAACTTTGCTGGCAACGTGGCATTGCTCGCGCCTGCTTCGCTGATCCCTGGTGCTGCTACGGTTCCAGGCGCAGCAATTGCCGGGGCAACCATGGGCGCGCTGCAGCCATCGGTGAGCACTGGCGAAACCATTGGGAACATTGCTCTAGGTGGTGTCGGTGGTGCCGGTGGGCAGTTCGCTGCCAACAAGCTGGGCGGTGCGGTCAATACAATGATGGATCGCCGCGCCACAGCGTTTGCAGGGCAGCAAGCAGCCGATGCGCAAAAGTACGCAGCCGCAAAGGCCGGTGCTGATGCTGGCTATGTCATCCCCCCCGCCGACCTGAACCCCGGCGTCATGACTGAGGCGCTGTCAGGGCTTTCGGGCAAGATCAAGACAGCCCAGGTAGCCAGCGCCCGCAATCAACCAGTGACGGACACCCTCGCGCGCAAGGCGATCGGGCTACAGCAGGGCGACGAGCTGACGAACGATGTGCTGCAGGGCATTCGCAACCAAGCGGCTCAGGCATATGCACCTGTCAAGAACGCAGGCACCGTGACTGCTGACAAACAGTTTCTCGGTGCCCTGGACAACATCGCAAGCACCTACCAAGGCGCGGCAAAGTCGTTCCCCGGTCTGAAAAATGACGGTGTCGGTGACTTGATTGCAAGCTTGAAGCAGCAGCAGTTTGATGCAGGCTCAGCCGTGGATGCAACCAAAGTGCTGCGAGAGATGGCCGACAAGGCTTATCGCTCGGGCGATACAGGCATGGGGAAGGCTGCTAAGCAGGCATCCAACGAGCTTGAGGGGATGCTTGAACGGCACTTGCAGGCACAGGGCAACACCGACGCATTGCAAGCCTTCCAAGACGCGCGCAAGCTGATTGCTAAGACCTACACAGTGCAAAAGGCCCTGAACGAGCAAACTGGGAACGTGTCGGCCCAGCAACTCGCCAAGGACCTTGCAAAGGGGCGTCCGCTGTCTGGTGACTTGTTGACCGTCGCGCAGATGGGGCAAGCGTTCCCAAAGGCAACCCAGGCGCTGAAAGAAGCCCCCAAGGCTACATCGCCGCTTGATTTTGCCGTGGCTGGCATGACTGCCGGGGCGACAGCAAACCCCCTTGCAATGGCGACAGTCGCGGCCAGACCGGTTGCACGGTCGATGCTGCTTTCTGGGCCAATGCAGCGCGCAGCCCTGCAGCCGCAGGCGTTCACGCCCGGAATGATGGGGTTGCTCGGCTCGGAGCCTTTGCGCCAGCTTGGCGGCTCAGTTGGAGCTGGTGGGCTTCTTGCGGCCTATGGGCGTCAATAGAAACGCTTTGATCTTGTTGTTGGGCATCCATTTCTGAACTGCTATCCGAAACGGAAGGCAGATCAGCCCAAACAAAATCAAGGCGGCTATAGGCCGAAATATCACAGCTAGTAACCAAGTCAATGCCCGCTCCTTGCGGGCTTTTCTTTGCCCGTGTCTGTCATTATCAAATGAACCTCCTAAAGTACCTACAGGCCGCTGGCGTCCCCGAGACGCTGCAAGCCCAAGCTCTGGAGAGCCTGGAGCAAGCAAGGGAGAAGGCCCGAAAAGTCTCCCCCTACAAATGGTCTGCCCCATTGGTCATGGCCTGGGTGGTTCCACGCCTACCGTGGGACGCAGAAAACCTGCCCGAGCGTTACGCCAAATGGGACAACGACATCAGCATCAACGGCGACCCATGGCCTTGGGCGCAGCGCGAGGATGGATCGTGGTATCGGCCTGCCCCGCTGGAAGACACGCCAGAAGCGCGGGAGAAATGCTATTGGGCCAAAGGTCACCACCCACGCAGCAAGTGGGCGCGGTATGTCTGGCTGGGCTGGCGAAACCGGGCCAGCAAACTTGCACACGATCTAGGGGCACCAGCGAGTGCCCCGATTGCTTTCTGGGGCGATGAAAAGATTGGCCGCTCGAAAGCTGGGGTTTGCGTGTACCGCATGGGCGATTGCTGGCAAATCATGGCCGTGGAGAAGAAAGGCCCGTTCATCGTGCGCCGGAATGTCGGCTGGAAGATCAACAACGTGCGCGACAACCAGCACACCGTTGCCAATGTGACATGGATCACATGGAGCCTGCTGAAGTGGAAGGGGGAG